AGCACCTGAATCTTTTACGATAGTCCAATTGTGTGTTGCGTCTAACGCACCCTGATTAAAATCATCCATGTAGGTGAATTGATCAGGCCACATAGACATTTTTAAATTTTCGAATGCAGATGCATTTGAAAATAGTACCGGGCCTTTAAAATGTGTAGCCATGTTATACTCCTTTGCCTGTATAGGGCTTTCGTTATCTCGTCACTATACTGTACTGCCTAGCCAGCCTCGATAACTGTTAAACTAGGAAAAGTAGGCGAAACTATTTCGCCTACTCTTAAATAATTATTTACGCTCCAGGTGTACCAAAAACACCTCTCCAGTCTGTGAAACCGAATGAGTATCTTTCTGATACTTTGTATCGTAAGTTGCCTGTTTCAAAATCGCCTTCAACAGCTCTTTTGATTGGACGTCTAACATAATGTTTTAGTCCATCTGGCACGTCTGTCATGATGAAGAAAGCATCAGGGTCAGTCAATCTTTGATTTACTGCTACTCCTTGTGGAATCATTCCCATGCTTCTCATTGCATTAGTATCGTTGTCAGCTGTACCTGGTCTTAGGTTAGTTGCAACAATTCTTTCTGCGACAAACATTAGTTCTGGTGGAACAATTAACTTCTGACCTGTTGCAGCGATAGGAATTTGTCTATCGTCTTTTAAGTCAGAGATTAAGATTAACATGCTCTCTAGAGATGTTTCACTTAAATCTGCGTTAGTTGCTAATTGGTTAGAACTAGTACCACCGCCACCCAATGGGTGATCAGTAGCGAATAATGTTTTACCATCGCCACCAGTTACTGGTGCAGATGATGTAGAAAATCCATTATTCAAGATATTCATACCTTTGATTTCTTTAGTGTGTTGCATTGATCTTGCAAGAGCTTTAGCGTATTTTGCGCCAAGTGATCCATAAAGATTATCTTCCTCTGCTTCTTCTGTAATAGCAAAAGCGAGTGCAATAGTTTCATGGACGTATCTTGCAACAATACCTTCAGCACCACTATCATAAGAAATAGCAGCACCTTCAGCTTTTACTGGTGCAGCACCGAAACCGTACATTTGAACATCTTCTTCAAATGCTTTGTTTGAGTTTTCAACAGAAAATACTTCTCTCCACTGTTCTGGATAGTTATCGTACTCCATACCAAAAATAGTGTTAAGTCCGAGTTGTAGTTGCTTTTGAAATAATGCTCTATTTAATGCCATACTACCCTCCTATATTCCTGTTGCTCGAGGCGCCAATAGATGGTTGTTAATAACAACTTCAATCTCTGCATTCTCAGCAACTTCATTGCCGGGCTCGTCAACGATTCTTAAAATTCTTAACACTTTTGCAGTAGTTGCCAAAGTTGACATATCTGCTTCATGCTTAGAGTTTAAGAAAGTTGCGTCTCCAGCGGTTAATATAACGTTGCATAATTCACCAACGTTAGCTTGTGCAATAGCGGCTCCTCCGGCTTGCACTTTAAATGTAATGTTAGGATCATCATAAACTAAAGCTTTACATTTCGTATTAGCTTTAAATGTAGATCCACCAGTCCATTTTCTTTCGAATTTTACATCGCCAGTTGTATCATCTGTGTATTGAACACCATAAAATACGCCAATAGCATTTTCGTTATTAGCGAAAGCATCTAGAAATCCGTCAGAGTCAAGTTGAACTATGTCTCCAAAATTAAAACTATCTGCTTCACCATTAGCAATTTCGTATTCATTAGCACGTATAATACCACCTGTTAGATGTCTCATTGGCGTAAAACCATGAGGTGTATCTGCGTTAGCCATTTTAAATACCTTTCAAATATTTATGCTACGAATTTATTCTTTGATTCCACCTCTTGTTACACTTGACTTATGGTCACGTTGGATTGGGTTACCAGGTTGTTCGATTCTATTCAAATCGTTTTTAACAGCAGTCATCTGAGAATCAGTTTTTTGCTGATAATATTCGTTCCTCTGAGTAACCATTTCCTCTGGCATTTCGCACAGTACCATACCCTCGATTCCTACATATCCTTGGTAAGTTCCGTGATTAATAGTTGGAGCATGAAAATCACCAGGAATTGTTTCTGGTTTTCTTGGCTCCCACCCTTCTCTACGGCGCTTTGCCCAGTTAGTTGGATTATCGACCCCAAGTATTTTAGTTGCAATCCATCTCTGCTTGTAGCCAGGCCGAGCTGGAGGTGCCTCTAACAAGGAAGGCGGTTTCCACTCTTTTGTTCGTGAGCTTTCATCACGTGTTTCTCTCTCGTTTTTTAGAGAAGTGTTTTTGTCTTTTTTCATAATCAGGCTCCTTTATTTCCTGTGTAGTTCGCAAGTTCCTTTGCGTACCTCTTCAGTGCGGACTGATCGTTGATATCAATGCCAAAACGCACAGCGTTTTGTAAATCGTCTGACGTCAATCTTACACTTTTAGCAGAGCCTTGATTTGATCGAGAAACACCTGCTACTGGTGATTGCACTCTTGGCTTGGATTCTACATCTTTTTTTGTTTCATTAACAGCGTTTTCTTCTGTTTTAACTAAGTCTGGGTACACTTTACTCATTCTTTTATCCATTTCTGTGTAATATTCAGGGTCATTTATGTCAAAACCTTCTTCTGTTAAGTCTTTATCAATAGCGTAAGACATTTGAGTTGCAGCGTTAAAACCAGGTTTATTCCACCAATGACTGTTTTTACCTATCCATTTTTGTGCTATTTCTGGCACTTGAACTTCAGGTGTTTGAGATTTAGTTTCTTCTTTTACAGGTTGTTGGTTAGTCTGTATTTTACTTCTGACTTCTGCCATTTGATCCATAAGCTCAACTTGTTTTTCAGTATTTCCACCTTCAATAGCTTCTTTTAATTCTTGAGAAACTTTTTGATAAGTGTTCTGTAAAACATTTTTATTTTGTTCTTGAGCATTAGATTCTAATTTAGCAAGTCTTTCTTCTAAAGCTTTGTTTTGATCTTCAAGCACTTTTCTTTTAGAAACCTCTTTAGAAATACGATTTTTTACTCGTGAACTATAAGGCTCTTTTTTCAATTCAGCTAATTCGCTTTTCAAAGATTGTAATTCTTCGTTTACGTCTGAGGCTGATTCTTGTGGTTGATTTTCTTCTGGTTGTACTAAAGAAACATCTTCTTGTTCTTTAGGTTGATCGTCTAATATTTTTACCTCGATATCATTATCAGGTGTAATATTCTGTACTTCTTCGTTCATAGTATTCTCCTATGTATTTTCGCAACAAGTGCGTATGTTAAAATTGTTGAGTTACTGCATCAGGATTTGGTAATACTGCTAGTACCTCATCGTCATTTAGCAAGAGCATTTTAACGCCTTGAACGTCAATCCTTGACCCTGCATATCTACTATATACAATAGTATCTCCACTTGTACACCAATTTGTGCTTCGATTATTATAGCACTCTCTTCCCATAGCTATTACTCTACCTTTAGAATTCAAGTATTGTTGTTCTTCCATATTTTTATCAGTTAAAATAATTCCGCCTTTAGTTTTTTTAACCATTCCAACTGGTCGAACTAATATTCTCCAACCCGCTGGTTTTGGTAAATCTTCTTTTTTAGGATCAGCGATACTATCGTCTGTAAACCAATCTTCATTTCTATTCATCTGTATCTCCTTCTATATATCTTTTTTCCATTTGTTCGCAAATACGAATAGCTGTATCTAACCCTTCTGCTATTCCTTTTGCTTTTTGATAACTTTCATAATTATCAAAACCGGGCGCTAATGTTTTATTAGCTAATTCTACTTTATACTTTTTTATTTCTGTTTGTATCGCTTTTACTACTGGTATTGTCGGCATTCTTCATTCTCCTTTTGTAATATGGATTACCTGTTCTATACACATTCATTAATGCATCAAACGTTCCATCAAAATTTTTATTTATTTCTCTACTGGCAGAAGCAAATAGATTAGGTTTAAATAAAGCTAAAGGTACTTTTTTATTTCTTAAAAACTTTTTAGCTTTTCTTATTTCTTCTCCAGTTGCTCTTATATTATTTCTTTTTTCTTTCATTAGTTTTTGATATTTGATCTACAGCTTTTAATTGTAATTCTTTATCTTTTCTGTCCTGCATTCTTTCGTTATTTTTTACACCTTCTGCAAAACGTGCTTCTCTAATTTGCAGTTCTTTCGCTTTAAGTTGTAACTCAGCTTGATCTTTTTGACTTTGTTGTTCTTGTTTTACTTGTTCTGGACTAGGTGGTTGTGATTGAGCTAAAGCTTGTGCAGTTTGAGCTTGAACTGCAGCTAATTGATTTTCTACTTGTGGCGGTAATTGCTGTTCTTCTTCACCATCGTCAAAAGAAGGTAATGGAAACTCAGCGCCTTGCGCCATAGATTGCATTTGTAAACGATATTGAAATGCAACGTGTTCTCCTAAGTGTGCTAACATAGGACCAATAAGTGCTTCTCTTGCTTCTGGTCTACCTCCATATCTAGGATCAGAAATAAATTGTTGATGTACTGCCATATGAGCGTCATGATTTTGATCAGAAAAAGCTTTTATAGGTTTACCATTTAGTAAGGCCATATTTTCTGAAACTGGATCACGTCTAGGCATATCATCTTCATCTATTAATAAATCATCTGGCTCTGGTAACGATAAAGCAGTCATTAATCTTTTGTATGCTTCTTTTACGTCTAAAAATTGTGGTGCTTGTTGCGCCATTTGTAAAGTAGTTTGAGCTAAAGCTATTCTTTGTGCTTGAGAAAATATGTTAGGGTCAGATACTGGTATAATATCTACTCTATCATCAAAATCCATTCTTCTTACAGCTAATTCATCGCCTACAACTTCGTATGGATAGTCATTTGGTAAATATTCTCCATCTAATTGACCAATTAATTGTAATTCTCTAGCTTGAGCGTGGTGTAAACGTTTATGTATAGCAGAAAATATCTTACTGCCCTGTTCTATTTGTGCAATAGTTGTTCCGACAGGAGAAGTTCCAGCAGCGTCCCCTACCATAGCGTCAGCTATGCTAGAAAAACGTCTGCCGGATTCAGTTAATATGCCTAAAAGTTGCATTAGGGTCGGAGATGGCTCTTTAAATGGTAGTTGCATAAATGATTTTGTTAAATCATCGCCGTATGCTTCTACTTCTATCCAAGAGCCGGGTGAAACTGTTAAATCGCCGCCTTCAATTCGTGCACCTTTTGCTTTAAATCCTCCATTTAGATTTGCAAATGCTGCAGAATCTAATAAAGCACGTAAAGCACCAGTTGCGGCGTGTTGTAATCCACCAATCATGTGAATTAAACCAAAGCCATAGAAACCTAAACCTGGTAAATACTTGTAATGAACGAAATAAGTTCTTTTTTTCTTCATCTCGTCATCTTCTTTCCAGTTTCTTCTGATAGCTAATACTTGTTGCGATTGTTTTTCTATTGTAATTATGTATGGAAGTGCTACAGCAGTGTCGTCATCAGGGTTTTCTATGTTAAAATCAGCGTGTATTTCTAAAACTGTACATACGCTTGAGCTCATACTGTTAGAAACACCCTCTAATCTGTCTATTGTTTTCTCTACATCGCTATATTCATCGTTGTAGTTATCTTCCATCATGTTTATTTGTCTATAAAAACCTGTTTGTATGTATTTTTTTAAGTCATTTTTATTCATCTTCATGACTTGAGTGTATCGTTCAGCAGTTTCTAAGTCGTTACTACCATAAGATATAACAAAATCTTCTGCTGGTATAAAAGATGATGCAACTCTTTCTAAAGTTGGATCATAATAAACTTTTTTAAAGGCAGACCCTGACACAGCTAAATAGAATAATAATTGATCTAACTCGTTAAAATATTCAGGCATCTCTTGTGTAAGCTGATAGTTCATGTATTCTTGAACTCTCTGCGCCTGTTTTATTTTTTCGTCAGTTTGTTTTCCTATAATCTGTGTCTTTACAGGTCCGCCGGGAGGAAACATCTCTGCAATGGCTCTAGCTTGAAACTGCGTAGCAGCTTCTGCCATGAGAGGATGATGAACGCCAGATGCTCCAGGGAAAGGATCGTTGCGATCCTCTGTAATGATACCGAGCATCTTTAAACCTTTAGAATATTGATCTTCCCATTGCTTTCTACTTGTCTTATCATTTTCAAATTTTTCAATAAGTTCACTAGCAATAAGACCTAATTGGTCTTTGTTCATGCCTTCTGCTAAATTTGCAAGATGATCAGTGTCGAGAGGATTAACAAATTCTTCTTCTGTTATATTTACCTCTACACCTGTCTCAAGTATATCTTCCTCAGGAAGTTGAACAGCAATTTCTTCGATCACTTCTACCATTACTTTTTCTTTTTAGCTTTTTCCTTTTTCATTTTCTCTTTTTTCATTTTTTCTTTTTTGGCCATCATTGATTTTGACCTTTTTTTCATACCTCTTGGCATATTTATCTCCTATATTTTTTTCGTAAAAGCACTGTGTCAGCATAATAATCTTCTGGCCAATGCTTATAATAGTTAGTTTTACTTAAAGATGAACTGCCATCTTCAAGTTTTTGATACGATTGTATCAAAACCATGTAAAATTCTCTAGCTGGCTCATAGTCTAAACTTTCTAGAAAATCAATCTGTTCGTCATCTGGATAACTTGCAATTAAATAAACATCTTTAGGAACATACACTTTATTTAAAGCATGGACATAGTTATTTAATTCATCAGCACTTATTTGCATATCTTCA